TGCGCCCTGTATTATATACGCCAAGACGGACAGGATCAGGATCCGGTCGGAAGAACCGGTGGCGTGGACATTGGATGGAGAATTCGGCGGAGAACACTGCCTGGCGGAGATCAGCAACAGGCCCCAGGCGATAGAGATTATGGTGCCGGATGTTGAGAGTGAAGCTTAAATAAAATAACAGAAGAGGTTTCGGACGTTTGCCGGAACCTCTTTTTATTGCACAGGGGCGCATATTGAATATAGCTGCTTTGCAGCATGCGCCCCGCTGTAATTTATCATAAAGAATGACAAAAACCAAAAAAATGAAAAAACCAGAAAAATCCTCAAAAATGCCGAAAATACGTTGTTTAAGGGATATCACAAAATTTAAAATGTCATTTTAAGTGAAAAGAAAAAAGTGCTGAAAATAGAGCTGAAAAAAAGCTCTATTTTTATGTTCAACAAAGTTCAAAAAAGTAAAGCTCAAAAATATTGAAAAAAGGCACTTTTGAAGAAATATTAAAATTTTTTGAAGAAAAGAAAAAGATGAACAAAAAAACAATGCGGACATTTTTATGAATCTCAGTAGAGGAATGTCCGCACATTTTTGATAGTATTTATCAGGGTTTTAAAAGAAGATATAAATAATGCGGACATGCGATAGTAAAATGAAGCGACTGCAAAACTTCCTTTATTAATATAATTTTAAAATGTCCGCGGTTCTTAAATAAATTCGAAAATAAATAAAGAAAGAATAAAAACAGTTTCAAAAACGCTTCTTTTGCACTTCGGTTAAAGACACCTTCCCCCTTATTTGAAGATTAGTTGAAGGATTTTTGGGTATATATATTATTTCAAAATCCGGGTTGATCGGCCGGAGTTCATAATGATCCGGGAAGTTATAAAATTTTTTGCAGGTCATGCTGCCATCTACAGATATGATTCCGATCTCGCCCTGTTCAAGGGTATTCTGGTTTATGACCTCTATTGTTTCCCGATCCAGGATGACGGGGAACATGCTATCCCCCTGAACAATCAGGGCATACGAGGCAGAAGGATTTTCGGGAATGATAGTCCCGTAATCTACCTCATAGGACAAGATCGGCGTGCCTGCTGCTACCTTTCCGAGAATAGCGATTTCTTTTTGTATCCTGTAGACAGATGGTTCTTCAGAAACCATGGACATAGGGGTTATATCTTCAATATTATATGTGAACCGTTCTTTATTATTTTTAGTTTCACTATTGATACCATGATTAATTTCCGGGTTATCAGTACGGCCCAAAAGATAGTCTACAGAGCAATCAAGATAGTCTGCAATTTTGGCAAGTGCGAATGAAGATAGCCCTTTTTTGTCGGATATTTGGTTAAGTGTATTGATATTTAATTTACAAGAAGCCAACATGTCTCTGATGAGTACATTTCGCTCTTTAGAGCGTGATTTAATTTTTGTTACAAGGTTTTGTGAATTATACATATTAAAACTCTCCAAAATTGTGCAATAGTAACAAAATCAAGAAATTTCATGATTAGCATATTGAAATCAAGAAATTTCGTGATATAATATAACCACAGTTAATTATATTTATAGAATATCACAGAAAGGAGGAAAATCCTATGGAAGAAATGAAAATAATTCATCACAAAGAGTTTGGCTCTTTAAATGTAATCGTTGTTAATGGCAGGGAGTATTTCCCTGCAACGATGTGCGCAGAAAAGCTGGGTTATATGAAACCGGCGGATGCGGTAAGAAAACATTGCAAAGGGGTCTACGAAATGGAGACCCCTACGAACGGAGGCGTACAAAAGGTGAAATATATCCCGGAAGGGGATTTATACCGGCTGATTATCCAGTCAAGGCTGCCGTCTGCCGAAAGATTTGAAAAATGGGTGTTTGATGAAGTGCTTCCGGAGATAAGGCGCAGGGCTACAGTGTACATTATTCTTCCATTGGTCGGTTTAACAGGCGGGTAATGGATGAGATGGATACATTTTTGGAATAAGCGAAGAAAGGAGAAGGTTCTATGGATATCGGTAAAAATATCAGAAAAAGGCGTGAAGAGCTGGGGATGACCCAAGTCGAACTCGCGGAAGCGGTAAACGTAAGGCCGTCGATGATCTGCCAGGTAGAGAATGGAAGGAAGTCGCCTTCGATGGTACTGGGAAAGGATATTGCAAAAGTGCTGGGGTGTACGATGGACAGCCTGGCGGTATGAAAGGTGATAAGGATGACAAAGAAAAAAATGGCAAAGAAAATCCGCAGACTGGAGGAGAGTATGGAGTCGGTTGTCCCTGTTTTGTCGATCTTAATGGATCATATTGATATGGACAGACATGAAACGGTAATGACCAGGGAAGAACTTTTAAAACGTGGGGGCATAGATGGGATAATGGCAGAAAAAGCCCCGATGCTTGAACGAATCAGGAAGATCATGGATCAGGAAAACGTCAACCGTAAAGAAGCTGCTTTCCTATATAAATATGAAAAGCAGCAGGAGAAAATCCGGGCAGATATAAAAGAGCTGGAAACTATGTGGACGTGTCAGAGTTTCCAATAGTCACGGATTAAGGAGGAAATGACGTTAGAAGCGATCTGCATAATTGCAGGTACTGATTTGGAGCCTATGCTGGAAGCGATTCCTTTTACACTAGTCCAGACCGTGTCAGAATGAATGTCTGCAAGGAACTGGTGCCCTGTAAAAGTAATGTCATAGATCTCTTTGATATAAGGGATGCCTGGATTGTTGCCACAGATCAAGCCATCTATAAGTCCTGCCTGATAGAGCTTTAAACAAGTATATTGGATTACATCCTCAGGGTAGGAGATGAGATTTTTTGTCAGACAAGAGACGGGAATAGGGGTATCGTATTTGATATCTTCGAGCAGGAGCATTACATCACGCATGCAGTCAATATCCAGTTTCATAAAAGGAACCTCCTTATCAGGTGTGTGAATGACAAAATTATACCATAAGGGGAAAACATCAAACAACAGGAAAGGAGGGGAATAGATGCGGTTTAGCCTTAAAAAGATCATAAAAAGATACCCGGTAGGCCGGGAAATAACGGTCAGGATTGATGGAAAAGAGAAGCCCTACGTGGTATCTGGCTATTCCTTTTATAGTGGGGCATGGTATATCAGCACGAAAGAAGGGGAGAGTTTCTTATACCCGCAGCTGGAAATCATAGAAAAAAGGGCAGATACCGTGCCAAGTATCGGCAGCATAATGTCTGATATTAGGCAAGCGGTTTGCGATAATTATTGTAAATACCCGGACTGTTATGATGATGAGGAAACGCTGTGGACATACCAGTGCTCTGAATGCCCTTTGAATTGGCTGAAATAGGAAAAACATTTTTTGCAGAAGGAAAGGAAGGATCAAAGATATGATGTTAAAGGAGATGAAGGAAAACGGCCCCAATGGGATAATACATTATAGTACCTTTAGCGAGATGTACCAGAAAGCTGACTTCAGTTTCCGTTTAAAGTCAGATGATGATGGAAAGATGGCGTTAAAGATATTAGACCTTATACGGGATGAAAAAGGGCACTCCATCAAAGATGCCCTGGATATTTTGGATGATGCGAAGGCTATCATGATGGAGTGCGTACCTTTTTCATCATAGGCCGATCCGATTTTTGTTTTCAATGCGTGCTGTTGAACTATGCAGGGTTTTCTGAGTGAAGACGGGGCATAACGGGGGCTTTGTAACGGAACCGGGGCAAAAGGAAACCGCTGCCCTGCGGTGCAGGGGCGGCGGTAACCAAATAAGCAATTAAAGTGTAACATCATAAGAAGTAAAAATCAAGAAGGTGATTTGGTGGAACAGTTGACTGTAAAAGAATATGCGGAATTACGAGGAATATCAGAACGTCATACAAGAAGATTGATTTCTGGTGGGAATCTTGAAGCTGAAATGAATTTTGAGATAAAGGGCTATCTGATCCCTCTCGCTTCGATCGATCCAAAGCTCCAGAGAAAATACATGCGCCTGCATAAGGAAAAATTCCCGCAGGCAGTGCAGGATAAACCGGTGCCCGTAAAAGGGCTGGAGGAGCTGTCCTATGAGGAGCGCAGGGAAGTGTCCTTCTGGAAGGAAGTGCTGGAGGAGTGGCGGGACTACCGGGGCCATTACAGCGGGGGCCTGAAGGAGGCGGATGGGAAATTCGTGGAATACTTAAAGGTCAGGTTCCCGGATAAGAAGTTCTCGCCGCGTATCCTGCTGCGGCAGTGGAATGCGCTCCAGAAATCAGGGGAGGGCGCGCTGATCGATGGGCGCGGCAAGCATGGAAATCATGCAAAGGCCGTACCGGATCCGGTCTTTGACGTCTTTGAGTATTATTACCTGGACGAATCAAAGAAGAGCGTAAAGAAGTGCATGGAGTTGGCGGAACTGTACCTGAAGGAAAGCAGGCCGGAGCTTCTGCCGCTTGCATCCAGCGGGGCATTTGCCCGGAGGATCCAGAAGGATATCCCGGTGCCTGTGCTGAGGTATTACCGAGGCGGCGAAAAGGAGTTTCGGGATAAGTGTGCGCCGTACATAGAGCGTACCTATGATGATTTAAATTCCAATGATATCTGGGTGTGCGATAACCATACTTTTGATGTATTTGTCAATGACGGCGAACATAAAAAGCCGGTGCGCGTCTACCTGACGGGGTTCCTGGACGTCAGGAGCCGGAAGATGGTAGGGTGGTATGTGACTTTAAACCCCTGCTCCGACGCTACGCTGATGGCCCTGCGGCGCGGGATCGAGAGATACGGGATACCGAAACGGATCCTGTCGGACAACGGCCGGGAGTTCCTTACTTTTGATATCGGGGGCCGGGGCTTTCGGAAAATGGCGAAGACAGAAGAGCATACCGCACCGACGATACTGGAAAACCTGGGCGTCGAATTTCGGACGGCCCTTGTCAGGAATGCAAAAGCCAAGATCATAGAGCGTGCATTCAGGGACGTAAAAGAGGATTTTTCGAAGCTTTTTTCCGGGTATACGGGAGGGACTGTTGCGGAGCGTCCTGAGCGGCTGAAGAAAACGGGGAAGGATGCAGGGAATTTTACGCTGCTGCCGGAGTTTATTAAATATGTGGATACCTATATAGAAGGGTATTTCAATACACGCCCCCACAGCGGCAGGGGCATGGGAGGCCGTACCCGGAATGAAGTCTATGCTGCCTGCCTGATCGAGAAACGGACGGCGACAAAAGAGCAGCTTAACCTGATGATGCTGCGCAATACCCGGATGCAGACCGTACAGCGCAACGGCGTATACCTCCATATGTATGACTGTAAGATATGGTTTAATTCGCTGGAGCTGTCGTACAGTTACCAGGGGGAAAAGGTATATTTCCGCTATAACCCGGATGAGCTGTCAGAAGTGCGGGTCTACGATGGCCAGGACAGGTTCCTGTGCACGGCAAAGCAGATTGCACGGCTGAGCTACTTCGCTTCGAAGGAAGAGGTGGCCGCCGCCATGAAGGAGAACCGGCAGCTTGAAAAGCTTGTAAAGCATTATAAGAAGGCAAAGGATATCCAGGCTGGGGATGCGATGGAAATGATTATGGAGGAGGCGTCCAGGCTGATGGCGTCCGGGGAGGAGCCGGATGCGAAGGTAATCATACCGATCCAATACAGCGACGGCGGCAGAGGACTGACAGCAGATACCGAAACAATGGAACCAATCGATTATACGGAAGCCTTGGAGAGGCTTGCGGCTGTAAAATAAGGAGATGGAAATATGAATGATGATGGGAAAGTATTGACAGTAGAGGAAGCGGTAAACTTTTTGAAGCAGTATAAACAGGAAAGCGGGAAGACACAGGCGGCAATTGCAAAGGAGCTTGCCATATCAGAATCGGCCCTGAGCAGCTTTCTATCCGGTACATATAAGACGCCCCTTACGATATGTGATAAAGTAGCAGCCCTGCAGAAGGTAAACGAAAAGAAGAAAGTTGCGCCGAAGGCCCCGGGGTATGCGCCTACTACGATTGCGCAGACAGTCATAAACGCCATACGCTACAGCCATATACAGGGGAAAATATCCATTATATACGGGGATGCGGGCGTAGGGAAGACGATGGCTGCCAAACAGTACCTGAAGGAAAACAGCCTGGCTGTCGGGATCGAGATAGATCCGACTTATGCAAGCATTACCGGGGTAAATGAGCTGATCGCGGAACAGCTCGGGATCCGTGAGCGGGTGGCCAGGAAGATAACGCGGGAGATCATAGGGAGGCTGAAAGAAAGCGGCAGGGTGTTGATTGTAGACGAAGCGCAGTTTCTGACAGTCCGTACCCTGGATCATCTGCGCTGCATATCCGATAAGTCAGGCATCGGCATCACTTTTATCGGGAACGAAGCGATCTATAACAAGATGAAAGGGACAAGCAGGTCTGACTTTGCACAGCTTTTCTCGCGGATCGGGATGCGCAAGCAGATATTGACGTCCCATATCACGCAGGGGGATGTGAAGGCCGTTTTCGGGCAGTATGACATTGATGAGAATGCAATGGATGTATTATACCGGATCTGCAGGACTAATTATGGGCTGAGAGGTGCAGTAAATGTATATGTAAATACGGCCGCCGTATTCCAGGAGGTAACGGATTCGGGAGTGGCGCGTGTGATGAAAGATATGAATATAGGGGCGTGACAGTATGACAGAGAGGGAAGAACTGAGAAAAAAGTATTGGACGGTACTTTGCAGGACAAGGAAGTCTGGCCGGATCAGTCAGGGAGTGAAGGATAAAGAAGAGGCATACTGGAGCCAGTTTCCGGATGCTGTTGTGGATGAAGCTCTGCGTATCCATATAGGAAGATACCCGAATTACAAAGAATGCTATACAAGGGGGATCATGCGGAACCTGGCAAAAGAGCAAGAGAGCAATAAGGGCATGAAGAAAAAGAATGAGTTCTGCTGTTTTCCCCAGAGGGAGTATGATTTTAAGGCTTTGGAAAAGCAGCTGGTAAATAACATATAGGAGGAAAGGGCATGGTAAAAATAGTGTGAGGGATGTTACGGGAAGCGGCAGAAAAATGCGGAGGAAATCGGCGGTATATGATGAAATGGAGAGGCGCGGCCGGATGATGGACATGTCATCCTTCCGCAGGCCGCCATATGCGTCAGTTGCTTTTAACAAGATTAAAAGAGAAGAAAAGGAAGGGGAAATGGATATGGCTAAGAGAAAAAGGATGGAAGAAGCAATGTTGAAAAGCTGGGAAGAGGTGGATGCAGCATTGAAGGCGATCGCGGCGGCCAGCAATGAACTGGCTGTAATCAACGGAAGCATGAACCTGCAGATCGATGCGCTGAAGGAAGCGTCAGACAGCATGGCAAAACCCTATAAAGAAGAGATCAAAAAACAGGAGCTTTTGATTAAGGAGTTTGTACAGGCAAATAAGCTGTACATGAAAGGGAAGAGCAGGCGGCTTACATTCGGCACGGTGGGCTTTCGGATGAGTACGAAACTGAGCCTGCCAAAAGAATTAAAAAAGGTAATAGCAGCGCTGCGGAAAAACGGGATGGATGACTGCATAACTGTAAAGGAAAGCGTTAATAAAGATGTCCTGAAGACCTACGGCGAAAAGGATATCCTGAAGGTCGGCGGGAAGCTGAACAAAGAGGATACATTTTATTATGAAGTGGAGCAGACGGCTGTGTCGGGGGAATCGGTATGAAAATGATTACGGCGGCGCAGATCAGGAAGATGCATGTTATCAGCAGGGAAAGGGGTATTGATGATGACCTTTTGCATGAGCATATCCAGATGCTTACCGGGAAAGAAAGCATGAAAGGGCTTACCTGCACCGAGGCCGCCAGGGTGATAGACAGCCTGGAAGGGAACCCTACCTGCAAAGACCCGGCAAGTTATAAGCAGCTAGCCTACATCAAAGGGTTGATGAAGGAGCTGGGCTGGATGGATGCAGGCAGCAGGCCGGATATGGAAAGGCTGGATGGGATGTGCAGGAAATATGCAAAAACGGACAGTCATAAATGGCTGGATAAAGGCGGCGCATCCAAAATCATAGAAGCCTTGAAAAATATGAAAGCGCAGAATAAAATTGACAGACCCAGGGAGGCGGTACATAATGGATAAAGATGCGGAATTACTGGAAAATCTATCCATGAAAGACTTGCAGGAGCAGCATCAGGCGATAGCGGATGCGGTAGGGGTTGACGGCCTGGTGAAGCTGTGTGAATGCTTTGGAGGGAGCAGCGTATACATCCCTCAGAAAAAGGAGCTTCTGAAAAACAAGATCTACGGGATGATATACCAGGAGTATGACGGCGGCAATATCAAGCAGCTTGCCGTAAAATACGGGGTATCGGAAGCAACGGTCTATAACATTGTCAGGGATCGGCTGGTCACAAAAAAAGGAGGGAATGTGCTTGGACAGACATCTTTTGTAGATATGGGCTGGGTAGGCCAGACATTGTAAAATAAAATGTAACGTACAAAATACAATAAATGATGGGTATGGTAAGATGGCCATTGTAGGGGAATAACCTTTGCAATGGCTGTTTTTATTATGATAGGAGCGGATTATTATGCCAGCGGAAATGACATTGGGAGAAATCCTGAATTATGCAGCAAATATGGGAATGACGGCAGTGCTTTTGATTGTATTTGTGTTTCTGTTCGTGCAGCGGGCAAAGAAAGATGATGAAAGGGCAAAACAGGCCCAGGAGGAATCGGAGAAGAAAAGCGAAGAACTGTTAGAAAAAGCCAGGGAAAGGGAGGATATGCTGGTCGCTAACAGTGAGAGGCGGGAGGAGATGCTGCGGGAAGAGGCACAAAAGCGGGAAGACATGATCCGTAAAGAGGCGGAAAAACGGGAAAGTATGCTGATGCTGAACATGGACAGGCAGCTTGAAAGTATGAATGCGATTGCGGCGTCGCTTAATAAGATTGAAACGCGGCTCGATAAGATGGAGCAGAAGCTGGAAGGAGGGGCCAGGCAATGGACTTGATGGAGATTGCAAAGACAAAGGTGCTGCGCGGCGATATTATAGAAAGCCTGTACAGGTATTATGGGACAGATATCAGGATTGCAGTGCTGAAAAGCACGCTGCGGGCGAAAGGGTTTGTAGAGGATAAGGATATCCAGAAAGCGGTCTATTATCTCGGAGGGGAAGGAAAGAGATATATCCATGTGGAGCTAAACCATGATAACTGGATGGACTCCCTTATATGGCTGACGCCTGCCGGGGTCAACCTGGCAGAGGGGGATTTAGAAGATAAAGGAGTGGAAATCGATGAGTGAAATATTAAAGACGGCAGAAAAAGAAATTATCAGGCAGGAGATCCTGGAGCTGTGCCAGATGGCATCGCCGGACGGGGTCAATACGAGGATCATAAGGGCATCCCTGAAAAAGTCAGGATTTGATTTGACGGAAGGAGAGATTTCCAGGCAGACAGATTACCTGAAGGGGAAAGGGCTGCTATCTGCAATTAATATTAAAAACAGCGCCCTTAAAATCAGCAGGGAAGTCATTAAGATCACACCGGCCGGGAGTGATTATATAGAGGGAAATTCCGGGGACATCCCGGGAATTGGAGAATAGGGATGGATAAAAACAGAAGCCATGGGAAAATTGACAGACTGCCAGCGCCGCTAAAAAAGGAAGTAGAGAACCGGCTATTAGATGGGGATACTTACGAAAATATATCTGCATACTTAAAGGAGCAGGGAGAAGATGTGCATTATTCCTCCGTAGGGCGTTACGGCAGGGGGTTTTTGAAAAAGTTTGAGTCTGTCCGGATCGCCAAGGAGTTTGCGAAGCTTCTAGCGGAAGACAATATAGACCGCCCGGCAACGGAGCTGCATGAGGCCAATAACCTTCTTGCAAGCCAGATCATCATGGAAGCAATGGTAGATGATGATATGGATGCCAAAGAGCGGGCGCAGGCAGCAAAGAGTATTGCATCCCTGCAGCGGGCACAGGTATCTAATGAGAAGCTGAAAATTGATGCCAGGAAGGAGCAGGGGGCAGTACATACTGCATTCAGGCTTTTTACGGAAAAGGTATACGCGGAGATTGGACAGAAGCACCCGGATGTAGCAGAAAAACTCTTAAAACTGGCTGAAGAAACAGAGCGGGAAATGGCCAGATTACAATGAGCGGCCAGGGACGCTTTTAGGAAAGTAAAACCCCCATATGCAGGATTCTGTGAAAAAATCCTTTGAAGGCTAAATGAAGCCGTTTAAAGGGGTTATAAAGGCATTAAAACAGAGTGCAGCAGCCTTGCTATGCCCTGGCAGGCGGGGACAGAAATGTAAAGGAAGGGATAGCGTGAAGGGTTGGAGAGAGCTTGCTCATGAATATTATTTTGAAAGCCATCTGCAGATAAAAGACATTGAGATGTTGATCGGTGTGTCCAGACAGAGCATATCGGCTTATTTAAAGACCTGTAAAGAGTTCCGGGAGGAGAAAGAGCGGCGCAAGGATAGAAACAGGGAGAGGCGCAGGGAATATAAAGCTGAAAAAAACAGGGAGTACCGCAGGATGGTACCTATGGGGATTACACAGGAGACAGTGCAGCGTGAGCATGAGATGGCTGTCAGGGAGCTGAGCCGGGAGAGATACCATTAGCGAGGATAAAGGGGTAAAGCCCTTTTTTTCGTGGTTTAAAATAGTGGAGTAAATATGGACAGTCTTGCATTACAGTTTAAAGCACAACTGAATAGGGAAGAGACTGCACGTGACAGGAATTTACGGAAAGGGCGGGAAAATTTCAGGATATTCTGTAACCTGCGCAAGCCGGATTTTTATAAAGAGGGCCGTACTTATCAGGACATCCTGTGTAATACGTTACAGGCTGCTTATGAAAAGAAGATCATAAATGAAAAAACAGGGAAACCTGTAAAATATCTGATTATTAACCTGCCGCCTGGATTTGGGAAATCTTATACGCTTGCAAACTTTGCGAACTGGTGCTATGGCCAGAATGTAAAAAATAAGATTATCACAGTATCTTATAATGGGACGATTGCCCCGGAGTTTGCCCGTACTACACGGGATATGGTACAGGAGGAAGGGGATCCGGGAGAAGAGTCCTATACGACAAGGGATTTTTTCCCGAATGTGAAAGTAAAGTATGGCGATGCATCCGTTATGAAGTGGAGCCTGGAGGGCAGCTATGCAAGCTACCTTGCAACGTCTTTTGACGGCACAGTTACAGGTATGAGGGGAAATATCATCATCATAGATGACCCCATTAAAAATGACAAAGAGGCCGTAAATGACGCCGTGAAGGAGGGTCATTGGAACTATCTGAAAAATACGCTTTCATCCCGCGCCCTTCCCGGAGCATTATGGATTATTGTTTTGACCAGATGGGCGACGGATGACCTGGCAGGGCGGCTGATAGAAAAATACCCGGATAAATGCCATGTGCTGTCTATGACAGCGCTTGACGTGGATGGGCCGGAAGGGGTGAGCACCTGCGAAGACCTGTTCCCGACAGAAGATCTACAGGATAAGAGGGAAACGCTGAGTGAAGAGATATGGGGAGCCAACTACATGCAAAAGCCTGTAGACAAGAAAGGATCCTTATATGGCGAATTTAATACATATGAGGTAATAGATCCGGATAAATTTGAGCGGGCTGTTAATTATACGGATACGGCGGATGAGGGATCCGACAGGCTGTGCAGCATAAGCGGCGGACAGATCGGGAGGTATGGTTATGTTACGGATGTGTATTATACAGATGAAGCCATGGAAGTAACGGAGCCGGAGACAGCAAGGCGGCTCCAGATAAATGGCGTAAGGGAATGCCTGATTGAGTCAAACAACGGAGGGCGCGGGTTTGCCCGGAATGTGATCCGTCACCTGAAGG